TTCTTCTTCAGGAACTTCCTGACCAGTAACAAAGTCTGCCCATCTTGCAAAGTTAGGTGTCAATCCTGACTGTAATCTTGATGCAAACTCTTGGATACCAACGACTGCAGTCTCGTCAAAGATCTTGTCATCTCGTCTTTCACCTGCAGAATAATTTTTAAATCCCTGACGTTGTGGCAAACAATACTCAAAGATTTCATCATAAAGATCCTCAAACTCAAGTCGTACAGACTTAGCCTTCTCGTATCTTTGCAACATTAATTCTACAGTTTTTTCGTGCATTAGCTATCGTATTCGTTGTAGAAACCTATGCCACCACCTGAACCTCTAAGCAAAGATCGTCTACCACTACCTTTTCTTTTTCGAGTAATATTTTCTTCAAGTACATCTTGACGAGCATCTGCTCTCTTTGTTGTCTCTATTTCTTTTTGTGCTTCTCTTTCCATTTCCTCTTCTTTCTCCTCTTTAGTTGGAGGAGGAGGGGAACTTCTACCACTTGGTAAACACATAGCTTCTCCTTACATTCTTGCCCATAGACCCTGCCTTTTTTGTTGCTTGGGTCTGCGATTAAAGACATCATACTCTACTCTAGCATTAAAAGTTTCTATCTTTTTATTCATGCCTAGTACCTGCCTTCCTTCGCCTGACCCCAACATCAAATACTGCAAAGCATCATGGATATGTGAGTATCGGTCTTTGAGAGGTTTATCTTCATATCGTTCACCTGAAACCTGCATACGTCTATATTGATAACCACCCTCAAACCCTTTTACCAATTCTTTGCACCTAAAGTCAATCAAAATTCCTGATAAGCCATCAACCATTCTATTAAGTACAGATGCCACAGACTCTATTCGTAATGCCACATCATTACTTTGTGTTGGTCTTGCACTTAGTCCTGCACCTCTTAAAACCTGAAAAGGAGTTGATTCATCTGTTTGAGATCTGAAGTCACCTGCAGGATCACCATAGATATGCACCTCACAGTTTGCATATCGTGTTGCTATTTCTGCTCTAAGTAACTCGGCAAACCTAACAATACCCATATCAAATGCTACAATCTCTTGTAGTATATTCCATCTACCTCTTACCTTTTGACCAAATACTGCCGCAGGTGTAAGTCCAAAATCCAATCCAATATATACTGGAACACCATCTGCTACTGGTATTTCTTCTTTTGCAACATGAGTATCTGCCACAAACATATTATAAACTGGTTTACCATCTTGGATACTACCCAGTCTGTTCATTACATATACATCTATCCAACTCTTTGTCTTACCTTGTACCAAGTTAGGATAGTATGTTTCTAAAATATTTTTTCTATTCTCTGCATCTTCATTTGGTTTATATCCAGTTACACTATTGTCCTCATCTTTTATTTCAAGCATACCACTTGGTTGTGTAAAGAAACTCCAGTTGTCAGGCTTAACTAACATACGACTTTCTTCCAAAGTTATATGGTCTGGTACTGGTACTTCACCACTCATGATTGACCACCAGTGATCTTCTTCAGGACTGTTAGTATCACAGATAACACCACTCCAAGATGCACCACCATCTTTGACACTCGGATATCTGCCAACTCTCATAGTACAAGCATCAATAATTGACTTGGGTATTTCTCTAGCTTCGTTGACCCATACACCAGTAAGTTCTAACGAAAGTAATTTTTTAACATCTTCAGGTCTGTCAAGTGCAAGGAATATGACTTCCATCTCCAAGTCAGCTTGGGTAATAAAATGTGTATATGGTACAGACCACATAAACTTCCCCCACTCATTTTCAGGAAACCAGTCAAGCCACGTCTTAATCGTTGTTGTACGGAGTTGAGGATTCGTATTCCTGATAATCGCCCACCTGCTTTTTCTTTTGCCATTCCTATCTTTCTCCTGCATCAATGCTCTTCTAAATATTTCTATACTACAAGCAACGGACTTGCCACTACCAACTGGACCTCTGATGCCACGAAAAAAAGTATTGTCTTTCATAAAGTCCTTGAGGACTTGACCATCAGGTTTGTATTTAAATTGTATCAATTTTAGTATTAACTCCGACTCTCAGAAGTTTGTCTACAGTCTCAGGACCGATAACTGCAATAACTTTGTCGGCTTCCCTATCAGTACAGAATTGTTCAGGGTGATGTTTAAGATGAACTCGCTTCACAACTTCACGAAGTATTCGTCTCTCTTCAACCTTTAAAGTATGTAAAAATGTCATTGAGTAATCCTACGAATAAGATCTATAGCTTTTCGTTTTTCTAGCAATCTTTTTGGGCTGTTTAGATACTTGTTTACCTGCTCTAATTGCTTTGCGTTTAAGAGCCGTAGTCTTGGAGTATTCACTGGAAGAAAGAGCCTTAATCGCTTTCTCAGGTAGATAACGTTCGCCAGTTGCCTTTGACCCTTGAGTACTAGGTTTACCTGATTTCGTTCTCCACTTTTGTCTTGTCCATGCACGAAGTGACCTTTGTGATTTAGCAAGTGCCATTATCTATAACCACCACCTTTAGCCTTATATTGTTTGGCTAACATCTGTGCCTTACGAGCAGACCATTGTCCTGATCTGCCACCTTTGTTTCCTGCTTTGATCCTATTAAACAAAGCCTTTCTCATTGAAGGCTTAGTGTAATTACCTGCCGCATTAACTGCCATTTACTTCTTCTTTGATTTCATAATTTTTTTCTGTAAAGCAGAAGGTAATGTCTTTTGCTTTGCAGTAAGACCTCCACCCATCTTCTTCTTTGCAGGTGGTCTGCCTCTTGTCTTTCCATATGTTCCTTTACCCATTGGCATAGTAGTCTCCTTTTTTAGTTGATGAAATTCATACTTATTTCTTTTTTGCCTTATTTCGTTTAGTAATTGCTCTAGCTTTCGCACGAGCATCTGCTTTACTCGAAGCACCCCATGCACGAAGCGATAATAATAATCTAGTAGGTTTGCCTTTAGCATCTTTCTCAGGTCCTCTCATGTTTCCCATTCTCGCTAAAAAACTTGCTCGTCTGGGATTATCACCACTCTTCACTGGTGCTTTTAATGTGCCACCCTTATATGATGCCCTACCTTTTGCATTAAGTCCACCTTTAGGATTCTTTCCTGCTTTTCTTTGCCATGCAGGTGTTTTAGCCATATCGAACCTTTTCAGCTATTAATGTTTGTGAGGGTGGTGTTGTAGAGTATACCTCGCACTTTTTTACCCCCCACCCACTATTGTCACTCATTGCGTACCTAATCTGACGTTTATAAGTCATACATTACCTTTCAAGACAAGTCGATACTTACATTAATATTACCAGTGACTAAGTTCATGGACTTCTCTATAGGCTTGTACCCTGCCCTATCTAGTATATCCTTACTGGCTTCAAGCTGAACATACTCACTCTTAGCACTACTACTTAGCTGTAACATCTTATTAGAAGCTTTCGTAGCATTCAATCCTATACTTTCTCTAACCCTTTGTTGCATATACTCTTGGATATGAGGCAGTCTCAAAGTCTTACTAGCTGTCACTCTACCTGATTCACCTTTTGCGTATCCTGCTATTTCACTAGCTTTTTTGACACTACAACCAGTTGCTACTATCGTATCAATCAGTAGTTTCTGTTTCTTTGTAATTCTATTCTGTGTTAACAAGAGAACCCCCCTTACCCCCCTTTTATAAACACCTATTCAAATGCTTGTCAAGGGCATTTCAAATCATCAATGATATCAAACACATAACCACACAATTACACAAGTAAACATAGCATCATTGTAATTTTTCTTTGTCGAGACGTCATTCCTTTCTCGTCTAATTTCTTGGTTGATGCAGTCTTGTTTCGCATATCAGCCACAAAAGCATATCGAATGTGTTGTTGATGCTCAGGCTATTCTTCAAACAAACTAAGGAAGTGGACAATGTTTCCTAAGAACTTGGGTATGGCAGACCTTTGTTGTGGTGGGGTTTGATCTGCCATGCCAAGTCCTAAGTAAACCTAGCACCTGAGTTTGTTTGACTTTTGCGTCTTATGATATGCGATACAACCCTTTCATCATCAACCAATAAATTAGGAGAAAGAAATGACTACAAAGAAAAATCACAACGAAGCTATTAGATCAATCACACAATCTATATTTGATTATCTAGATCACACACAGTTTGAGTCTATCGAACAAAAGACCAAAATGTCAGGTGAAACCAATGCACAATACAACCAAGATGCTGTATACTTTCTTGGTGGTATACTAAATCAAATAGGTTGGTCTTTACAATCTAAAGTTAATTACTTAGCTGAACTCGAAGCAAAAAGAGTTGAAAACCAAGTAATTAACAATACTTCCGAAAAAGTAAAACCAAACAATATAATGAAAGCTGAAGCATCAATTCATAATGGAATGTTCTTCTATGATATGATGCAAGACATTTTCAATATATACACAGGTTGGACTTGGAACGAGGGTGTATCTACTGAAGACTTCGGTCAATCTTGGTTTGCAAGACACAAAGAAGCAACCAAAGGTAACAAAGTTCTTACAGATACAAAGAGCATCAAAGCTGAGATCATGAAACGCATGAAAGCTTAACACTTCATCAACCTCAGATGTTAATTCATCTGGGGTTTTTTTCTGTTCTTTGACTCGCCAAAGAACCAAACCGAGTTACTTTGATAAGTAACCAAACAAAACTTTCTATATATATATCTATAATATGCTTCACACTATATTACATATGCTACTATCTATCAAACCCACCCACCCACCCTTAAAGATTGTGGGTCAACCCCT